GGGCTTTCTATTTTGGATTATTATATTTATGAATTTAGGCGAATGGATTAGATATAAAGTTTATAAAAAATCTAAGCCGCAGAAAGTTGTTTTAATTATTTTTAATATATTGTTTATTTCTTGATTTGTAATCATTGGCTTATTTTATTCTTGACTCTTTTAAATAGCTTTCTAAATATTACATGACCCGCTTAAAAGAAAGGATGATTATATTGAAAAAGATAATAAGAATTATCTTATGTATTACTGGACTCTTATTAATTATCACGTTCTTTGCAACGATTCTTCATGATTATTATTTGATGCAAACAGAAATATTTGCCCTGCCGTTAGGTCTTGAATTCACTGTGATTTTATCTGGAATAATATTTTTGATTCCTGGTATTATTTGCTTGATAGTTTCTTACTTTATAAAAAGAGAAGAAGCAAAAAAATAATTTTAATCAATCTTCTTTACACTGGAGGGGCTAAAAAATGAATTTATATAACTTTATATCATCAATGTTCCCTGCGCTTTTTTTAATTCTTTTAATTGGAAAAATAATATACTATATTCTCTCACCTGATAGCTTCAAAAAAGATATTGAAAAAGATAAGAATAATGACTTTAATGATAATGATTTTTATGACTAATTTCGATACCAAGCTGTTTTAATGGTTCTGTCGCACCTAAAATATTTTCAACTGAACACATAACCCATCTCCTAAATAACTTATTTTATTACATGTTATCTAGACGAATTAACAAGTATTTATAATGTTGACTATAAGTATCAATCAAATTCGTATCTCTGCGCTTAATAGCAAGCTTCCACGCTTCACCTAATTCATTGATACGTCTAATCATTGCCTCACGTTCTGTCAAATATAACTTCATACAATACCCCCTACAAATAAATTGTTTGTTAATATAACAGGGGACTAAGCCCCTATTATTTAGCCCAGGATATGTACGTTAGGCATACCCGCAAATGCTTCTTTGAAGTAATCAATAATATTATCCTTGGCTTCTATCTTCCAAGCGCCACCATCCGCCTCAAATAATGCTGCCATTGGGCTATCTCCTTTGCCGCTTTCAAGTCTAAATATAAACTTACTATCCGGCTGATCTACTTCGCTGAACGTTCTGTAAGGGGCTAAAATGACTGGGTTTGGAACTTTGCATTCACTAAGATTTTCAACCCCTGTTTTAATAGTTGTCTTTTGACTTACACCATCATCCCCAAAGTTTTTAACTACCCCATCACCTATATTGCCAACTATTGCAAGCAATACCTCTTTATGATTGATGTCACCAGGGATATCTACGAAGCTTGATTGAAGCATGATATTAAATTGTGTGACATCCATAAAGCGGCCAAAGTTAAGATTATCTCTTTGTGGTGCCTTACAATTGATAAGCATCACCCTGTTACAATCATCATTTAGCGGAAGTAGTAACTCAACATTTGAATGGCTACGAACATTAATAATAAATTCTGGTTTATCATTAAAGTCCACATTATCCCGGATGTAATCTGCAATACTCTTCAGAGTGTTTGTTTCTAAGCTGCTAGGCATAGGTGCTTCTAATCTGTACAGTCTATCTGTCGTATATTTTGCCCCATGCTCCTCAATAATGACCTCTTTCTGACCTAAACCTACCAAATACTTTAATGCATCTTTTATCATGGTTTTTCTCTCCTTTTATAATATTTCTAAGCCTTTTGGCATAGTTTTTTTAGTACTTTGTACAGCTGGTAGAACCTGACCGCTGCCCTCTTCTACCACAAAATAATTTTGCCCTGGTATTTGTGTCCTAAACTCTGTTGCCAATATGTTGCCGTTAATATGATCCTTATCAATAAGTATTTTAGTTGTGCTGCTTTTGAGAGGTGCCAGCTTTGTTTTGGCTTTAATTTCTACACCTACCAAGTTTCTATCCTCATCTGCGCACTTCATAGAGATTTCAATGATAATCTTTCTTTGGAACTTTACATCTGTGTTGGGATTGTAAATGTTTTCTGCCACTTCATCCATTGCCTTATTAACCTTTTCAGTTAGGGCTCCACTTGCAAACTTATCTAAACTAATCATTTATATCATCCTCCCTACAAATTAAAATACTTAGTTTCATATCCAAATTGTTGTGCAGCCATTTTAAGTCCTACCCAGTAGGCTATAATGGTTATATCTAATTCATCTCCAATTCCCGGAAGCCACTCCCACCAGTCACATTCAAATTCGCATATTTGATCTTCATTCCGGGTTAGCGTATACTCCCAATGACTCTTTGAACTGCATTCATCTATGCCACTAATTAATTCATTTATTGTTACTTCTGCATCAGAGGTTAATAGCTCCTCAGCATTGAGCTGTTGTTTCCATTCAATTAGTCTTTCTTTGGCTGTTTGGCTGTTAAAAGTCTTCTTATCATGCCTACTACAAGCCAATTTCCCTGTAAAATAATCTAAGGCATATCCTTTAGCAAATCTCTCTATATCCGCCTTTTCGGTTAACTGGTATATCGCTTCTCCGCAGTCACCCATAACACATATGAATCCGCCATCCAGTATAAATTTCATCCAATACTGACTTGTTTTGGGCTGACTCCATGAAATAACTGTTGTATTTTCATCTAGTTTTTTAATTTCAGCCTTGTGGTTTTTGAACCATCCTTTAATCTCTTCGATATCCTTTTCTCTGTTCATATTTCCTCCCTATGCAAAACATAATTTACTTGACATGTATAAACTATCTGTATTTTACATATCCTGTTTGGGTAATAATCTTTTTTTCATAAGTGCAAGGTGCTCACCACGGTACAAAACATCACAAGTTTCACCTTGCACACCTTTTATAAAACTATCCTTATATCGCTAACTGCTCCTGCACTTCTTTTTTCCACTCTACCGCTTTGTTTGCCTTCTGGCATGTGCAATTTTCAAGCCTATAATCACTTAATTCACTGCCTGTCAGACTAAACATAGGCACTATGATGCTGTTATCTCGAATATGAACCGCTAAGTACTTAGAGTCCATACATACTAAGCAGTTTACACTCACGCCCCTCTCACCTCACTTACTCCTCCTATGGCTTTATTTAAGATATCTCTGATGTTGGATATGTGCTGTTTGTTTTCCTCAATGCGGTTATTATCAAGTTCTTTTTGTTCTAATTTCGCCGCATGATTAATTTGTAGCCTTGTATTTTCTTTTGATTCTGCAAGCATTTGATAATGGGTTATCTGACCTAGTAAATGATTCCCCAAAGTGTTATTAGATCTTGTACGTTCATTTGCAGCCGCCATGGCTTTATTGAACTGTCCACGTATGACATCTTTATTTTCACTTTCACAGATTGACTGGAATCCACCTACAAATGCAACTGCCTTTTGTAATTGTGAAGGAAAACTAGCCATTGCTTCATCAGCCCTCATATAGCCGTAAATTCTTATTGCTTGTTCGACTATTCCCCAGCCCTCTTCATTTTCGATTTTTATAGGGCTCTCTATATCTCCGTAGGCTTGCTTAATGTTTTTTATAGTCACAAACTCGCAAGTTGCAATAACTTTCTTTGCTGCTAAAACAGCCTTTACATCTTCCATGTAAGCCAGTTCGTTGTACCACAATTCAATCTGCTCCATATCTTCTAAATCAAATTTGTTGAAGTGAAGGAATGTTTTTTTAAATATTTTAATTATCGTTTCAAATGTTTCAGGTTTCATCTAATCCCCTCCATATTTGGCCTTCAATTTGTGAAATGCATTATTTTCAGGCGTATTGCCATTTTCAACTGAGTAACCATTACCCTTGTAGATGGTATTGCTTGCGGTATTCTTTAATTCGAATACACCTTTCCAGTTATTAAGAATGCTTTGATTGAGTATATCAATCTTTTGTAGAGCGGTGCTGGCTAATGCATCCAGGTTATTTAGCAGCATCTTTGCAGCTCTCTCCGTACTCAGTGGGCTTCTTATGGCTTTTCGCATTTTTACAAAATCCATAAGTGCTTGCAAGAGCTCTGCATCTCCCTGAACATATGCTGTAAATATTTGCTCTATAGGATCATTGTGTTTTCTCTTTGCATCACTTTTCACGGGTGGTGCGCCTATATGTATGTTAATCTCTGTGTTAGTCTCTGTAGTAGTCTCTGTGTTAGTCTTTGGTATTGGTTGGGTCAAATTGTCCCTTTGCATTGGGTCATTCTGTCCTATTGGTTGGGTCAAATTGTCCTCTTCCATTGGGTCATTTTGTCCTAATGCATTTTCCCTTTTGGGTAAATCGATATCCCCCGTTTCTTCTAACTCTTTTTCAATAAATAAATCCTCTAACTTCTCAAAGTCAATGGTGTACCAGAGTGTCCTGTCAAATTTCGCTTTATTAAAATTATCTGTTATAAGGATGTCTTTATTTTTGAGGTTATCAATGGCTCGCTTAATCGTTTTTTCAGCCAGAAAGGGGAGCTGCTCATGCCACTCTTTTATGCTGTTGTAGGTCCAATATCGCCCCTCTTCAAAATTTCTCCCGGCCTTTTTATTGGCTTCTATCCAATAATTGATTTGCTGCAGGACAATAGCTTCATTAACCCCTAATTTAACCGCTAAATTTACGTCAATAACCACTGGTTTCTGATTAAACAAGTATGCCAAGTCACTACCTCCTTAAACGCTTAGTTTCTTCTCTGATTCTTATCTTGTTCTGTCCACGAATGACTATCGTAAAATAGATGATCATTAATACTGCCCATCCTGCTATATCAGCAAATGTCATCTCTAGCATGGCACCATCCTCTCATGTAAAACTTGCTCAATCAAATATGTACGCCTGAAATACCCTACAAGGCTACAGACAGTGATGGTTCCCTTTGCCTGATCTATTTCATACTTAAAGAACATGTTGCACTTATTCCAGTTTTTAAGGGTAAATATTTCTTCCTCGGCATTGACTTCAACAACCTCGAATAAATTGGTGGCTGAATAAATAGCTTTTAACAGTTCCATAATCTCTTCTTTGCTCATAATATGCCCTCCTCATCTTATTATTTGAAACTATATATAAGCGGCCTTATCATTTCCGCTAATGTAAATGTGCCAATAGCTGCTACTCCAAAAAATATGCCCATTATGGTGGCTTCACAAGCCATGTTAATTCGTTCTTTCACGGTGTTTATCTCCTTTACTAAATCAAGCAAATATGCTATAATTTAGTTATCTAATAGTTTTTAAATGTAACCCTTTACAAGACTGCAATCTTGTGAGGGGTTTTTCCTTTTATTGAAGTACCTTATTGCCAGCGGGAATCCTACTCCTAAAAAATCAATTATTTCCTTCAGGACCATATTGAAAGTCGCTTCCTCATGCTTATCAATTTTGCCATCGCATGTAATCTCCACTAAGTCAACCATCACCCTTGAAATATCATTATGTTCTTTTTGCAAAAACATGGTCCATGATAACAGATCATCTCTTCTTATCAATGTTCTATCCGGCAACGGTGGCAATACTTGTTCCCCTACTTCGGTGCACTCATACAGGTAGATATAGCCCAACATAGGATCACTGTAAGCTTCAACTATCTTAGAGATCATCTTCATGGATGGAATGCTTTCTCCACGCTCCCAATCACTTAGAGTAGATATATCTGCCACGCCAATCACTTCACACGCCTGCCCTTGGGTCAGTTTTCTAGCCTTCCTTGCTTTTACTAATAGTGATGTAAATTGTCTGGATTTCAATTGTTTACCCCCTCCTTTTGGCTTATAAAACCAAATCCAATATAAAAGTTAAGGTTTTATAGCTATTCCTTTTATATCACTTCAAATTTATACTTTAATCAAACCTTACTTGGCAGCGCGCCTCCCATCGGAGCTGCCTGATGCTTGTCCTATGTATCGCCTCCCTATCAAATAATAAATCTTAATCTACAGAGCTGAAGTTATTAGATTTTCTATTAGACGAGTAATCATCTCTAGAGAATTAAATATTGAATATATCTTAGACTGAATAGAGATATTCATAAGAATTACTGTAATCAATGTTAATTGGATAAATCTGATTATCATACGCTGCTTGCGAACCCTTTCTTCAAGAGTAGCCATTCTTTTTTCTATATCCTCCACGTTTGTATCTCCTTAAGTTTTAATAATTAATTTGTTTAGCTTACTTTTCTTACTAAATTGAATATTTTGTAACCATCACCTATAATTAAGACATCAAGCTATGCCAGTAACTTGAAATACTAATGAAAGGTGGTACATATATGGCTGATACACAAAAACTAAGAAAAGCTATCGAACACTTTAAGTTTTCTTCTCGTCCAAGTAATGGCGACAAGAGTTCACCTTGCACCGTTGGAGATATAGAAAAAGTTGTTAACAACATTTCTAAGGTATTGCAAAAATTCGTTGAAGAACTAGAAGAATGATTCTAGGTTAATGAGTCTTTGGTGCATCCTCTGACTCATTTTCAATCTCTAAAACCCCTAAATCAAAGAGTTTATCGTAGCATTCACGGATTGTTTCTTGTGCTTGATTTAATTCTGCAAAAATCTTTTCTATCTCTCCGTCTTTGACTTTGATTCTTAAAGCATAATTATTCAAATTTAATCACTCCTTTCGTAACTTGATTCTCTCATCATATGTACTTCAGCTACTTCAAAAATCCTTCTTGCTTGCCTAATCTTATAAATTCTTGTTGTTCCCGGGGAGTCAGCTTTTTCATAATTGAATTTACGTAGATAATCTTCGCCATCTCTAAAGTTTCTTCAAATGTAGGCCTATTAGGGTTTTCAGAATACCTATGTGTAATTTTTCCTTCATATCTCCCCAAACTAATCACCCCCTCCTATAAAGTATGATTTTTGAAAATTGTCCTATGCAGGTTGTGTAGATAGTAGATTTTTGTTTGCGTTTCGCATATCTCTTACTAAAAAATCTTCTACTTGGGTTACCGAAACACTAAAATATTTGCATAGTATAGCTATTTCTGCTGGTTGAAACTTCCTACGTCTGTTCTTCTTATCACAATAGGCCGATGGAGAAATATCTAATATTTGAGCCATTTCAATATTACTAATATTAGAGTTATTTTGTAATTCTTTTATAGTAGTCAAATAATCACCTTCTTTAATTTAATTTGCGTAACGCGTATTTATATTTTATATATTAATACGCGTTTTGCGGATTGTCAATAAGTTTTTTAAAATAAATATGCTTTTTGCGTATATTATTGTTGGTACGCACTTTGCGTATTATTATATATGTATATAGATATAGATATAGATATAGATAGGAGGATTAGAAATGATTGGTGATAAGATAAAGCAACGTTTAGAGGAATTAGGACTAAAACAAAAAGAGTTAGCTCATAGATTAAATATTTCGCCATCAACTTTAAATGGATATATAACTGGATATAGATCTCCAGATATAAATACTTTAAAAAAAATATCTGATGAATTAAAAGTATCGTCTTCCTATTTATTGGATTCAGAAACAGAAATTGTTGCAGAAAATAATACTAGAGATTATGTGATAAATGAAAAAATTAATAAAATATTAGAGACCGTTAAGGGTGACCCTAAAAAATTAGCATCAACTAAAAAAATACTAGAGAGAGAATCCATACAAAACCTCTTGGATTATCTTGAGGATAAAGATGATGATTATATTAATTTAGTTATGGACATAGCCTTTCGGATAGACCAAAGAGAAAAGAATAAAGACGTTGAAGAAAAATCATAATAAATATATTAGATATTTAAGAAAGGCTGATTAATATGGAAAAAATACTTAATGAAATATTAAATAAGCTCAATACTCTGCATGAGGATATAATAGATTTAAAACAAGAACAAGGGGATATAAAAAAAGAAGTTATAGAAATAAACCGTAAGGCTAGTGTCATATTTGATCAGACAGCTAATCTCACAGAATACACTACTTCTTCTACTGAGGCATTAGAACGTATTAGAGTAAGAACTTAATATTACACATTTTAAGGCAATAAAATAATAAGCATAAGCTCCTTGTATTAAGTTACTTGGAGCTTATAATTTATATGATTAAGAAAAATAAGGGTGATGCATATGAAAATAGCTATTTACGCACGTAAATCTAAAATGAGTGAACAAGGTGAGTCCATCGACAATCAAATCAATACCTGTAAAGACTATTTGTCTAGATGGTCCTCTTTTGCGGATAAAGAAATAGAATTTATAGTCTATAAAGATGAGGGGTTTAGTGGTGGGAATACGGATCGTCCTGAATTTCAGAAGATGCTCAATGATGCTAGAGCCAATATGTTTAATGCGCTTGTTTGCTATAGATTAGATCGGGTATCTCGTAATATTGCGGATTTTGCAAATACCTATCAGCTCCTCCAAGAGAATACTATAGAGTTTATATCCGTTAAAGAGCAATTTGATACCTCCACCCCTATTGGCCGCGCCATGCTTAATATTGCGATGGTTTTTGCTCAGCTGGAGCGTGAGACGATTGCAGAACGTATCAGAGATAATATGCTGAGTTTGGCCAGAACCGGCAGATGGCTTGGTGGGAATACGCCAACTGGCTTTAATTCAGAACCCATCGAATATTTGGATCAAAATATGAATACTAAAAAGATGTATAAGTTAACTGAAGATCCAGACGATCTGGCAAAGGTAAAGCTTATCTTTTCTAAATTCCTTGAGATAAAAAGTTTGCGTGGTACCGAATCCTATTTATTAATGCATGACATTCTTACAAAGAGAAATTGTAACTATACTGCATCAACGATTAAGGATATCTTGCTCAATCCTGTTTATGCAGCTGCTGACGGACAGATCTATGACTACCTCTCTTCTATTGGCTGCCAAATATGCAATGAAGAAATAGACTTTAAGGGCCATCATGGACTTATGGTTTATAATAAAACTTCTCAAAGTGGAAAAGCTCCTGTTTCTAAAGATTATAGTGAATGGGTTGTAAGTATCGGAAAACACAAACCTGTGATCAGTGGCTCTGAATGGATAATCGTTCAAGAGCTCTTAGACTCTAATACGTCTAAAAGCTTCTATACGAAA